GGTGCCGCACCCCCGTCTGAGGCGGGTTGCGCTGACAGCCTTTTCCGAAGTTAACGCTGAGCTATACGACTTCCGCAACCGCCAGCAGATGCTGGGCTACCGGGATCTGGCTGACGTGCCGGCGGAAATGCTGGACGGCAAAAGCGATCGCATCCAGCACTACCTTAACGCCGTGTATTGCTGGGCGCGCGCCGTGCTCAATGAGCGTTACCAGGATTATGACGCCACGGCGTCCGGGGTGAAGCGAGGGGAGGAACTGGCGGAGGCCAGCGGCGATCTGTGGCGTGATGCCCGATGGGCTATCAGCCGGGTGCAGGATGCACCGCACTGCACGGTGGAGCTTATCTGATGAAAGTGCGTGCGCACCAGTATGACACGGTGGACGCGCTTTGCTGGCGTCATTACGGGCGCACGCAGGGTGTCACCGAGCAGGTTCTGCAGGCAAATCCGGGGCTGGCTGAGTATGGCCCTTTTTTACCGCACGGACTGCAGGTGGAGCTGCCGGATATTCCGGCGACAACCACGGCGCAGACCGTCCAGCTATGGGACTGAATTATGACGCTTGAACGAATCAGCGCCTTTATCACGTACTGCATCGCTGTTTTGCTGGCATGGCTGGGCGATCTGTCGCTTAAGGATGCTTCAACGGTTGGCGGCGTGCTGATTGGTGTGCTGATGCTGGCTATCAACTGGTACTACAAGCACAAAACCTACCAGCTGCTGCGCGACGGGCAAATCACGCGGGGGGAATATGAATCCTTCAATCGTTAAACGCTGCCTTGTCGGGGTGGTGCTGGCTATCGCCGCCACGCTGCCCGGTTTCCAGTCGCTCAACACCTCCGTCGAGGGGCTGAAGCTGTTAGCCGATTTTGAGGGGTGCCGCCTGCAGCCTTATCAGTGCAGCGCGGGTGTCTGGACTGACGGGATCGGCAATACGTCAGGCGTGGTGCCCGGCAAGACCATCACGGAACGGCAGGCGGCGCAGGGGTTAATCAGCAATGTGTTGCTGACGGAAAAAAGGCTGGATGCCTGCCTGAAGGTCAGGCCCCCGCAGCATGTTTACGATGCGCTGGTAAGCATCGGCTTCAACGTGGGCACCGGCGCAATATGCCGATCCACCATGGTGTCCTACATCAACCGCCAGCAGTGGTGGCAGGCATGCAACGAGCTGCCGCGCTGGGTTTACGTCAACGGTAAGAAAAATAAAGGGCTGGAGAACCGCCGCGCGCGGGAGCTGGCCTGGTGCTTAAAAGGAGCGTAACGGAATGAAAAAGAAAATCATGAACGTGTTTTTTCAGATCGCATGGGTGGCGCTATTGATGGCCGCGCTGCTTTATCCACGCAGCAGCGCCCCGGTCCTCGTTGCTGCCGCTGTCTGGGTTATGAGTCTTTTAACCTGGGCGCTGACCTTATGCGGCGTGCTTGGCGCAATTGCCGGAGGTACAGCAAAACAATCCCTCAACGAGTCGCTCAGGAAATTCTTTACCGCGCCGGATAAGCCGTTGCTCAGCTGGCTGATGAAAATCCTGATTGTTGTCTGCCTGGCGTGGTCCGGCTGGGTGATCACCCTGGTGTTTTATTTACTGACGCTGTTGGTTTACCGGGTTGCCCGTTCTCAGCTGTCAGAGACGGCGGCAGCCTGATGCGGGTGCTGGCGGTAGTGCTGGCGCTGACGCTTGCGGCGCTGGGCTGGCAGTCGTGGCGGCTTAACACTGCCATCATCGAGATGCAGGGCGCGGCGCTGAAAAGCAAAACGCAGGAACTGGCGAAGAAAAACAGCCAGTTGATCGCCCTGTCCATTCTGACCGAAACCAACAGCCGGGAGCAGATGCGGCTTTATGCGGCGGCGGAGCAGACCTCCGCGCTGCTGCGCAACCGTCAGCACCGGATAGAGGAACTGAAACGTGAAAACGAGGATTTGCGCCGCTGGGCTGACACTTCTTTGCCTGCTGACATTATCCGGCTGCGGGAACGTCCGGCCCTCGCCGGAGGTGCAGCTTACCGTGAGTGGCTGTCCCAGAGTGACGCAGTGCCGCCTGGAAAGGTCAGCGCCGCGCAGTAACGGCGATCTGAATGCGGTACTGGATGAAACGGAGGCCGCCTGGGCGGCGTGTGCTGACAAAGTGGACACGATGATTGCGTGTCAGGAGCGAGACAGTGAACAAGCCGCAGTCTTTACGCAGCGCCCTGAATAAGGCGGTGCCGTATGTCCGAAGTAACCCGGACAAACTGCACCTGTTTGTGGATAACGGCTCACTGGTGGCAACCGGGGCCAGCTCTATGTCATGGGAGTACCGCTACACCCTGAACGTGGTGATCGAGGATTTCAGCGGGGACCAGAACCTGCTGATGGCGCCCGTTCTGCTCTGGCTCACGGACAATCAGCCGGATGTCATTAATAACCCTGAACTGCGCGAAAAGCTGTTCACCTTTGACGTGGACATTCTGCGCAATGATGTGTGCGATATCAGCCTGAACCTGCAGCTGACGGAGCGCGTGCTGGTCAGCACTGACGGGGGCGTATCGAGCGTTGAAGCGGTGCCGGAACCGGACGTGCCGGAAGAAATGTGGACGGTGAAGCATGGGTGATCTGCAGAGGGTGGATGACTGGCTGACGGCGTTGCTGGCGAATCTGGAGCCTGCCGCGCGCAGCCGCATGATGCGTCAGCTGGCGCAGGAATTGCGCCGCAGGCAGCAGCAGAATATCAGGCTGCAGCGAAACCCGGACGGGAGCGGATATGAGCCGCGCCGGGTAACGGCCCGCAGCAAAAAGGGCCGCATCAAGCGCCAGATGTTTGCAAAACTTCGCACCACCAAATACCTGAAAACCGCTGCCAGCGCGGATTCTGCCAGCGTGCAGTTTGACGGCTCAGTACAGCGTATTGCCCGGGTTCACCATTACGGCCTGCGTGATCGCGTCAGCCGCAAAGGGCCGGAGGTTCGCTACTCGCAGCGCCGCCTGCTGGGCGTGAATGATGAAGTAGAAAACGTAACCCGTGACACTCTGCTGAGCTGGCTGGCGCAGTGATCTTTGTATCAGGCATGGCACAAGTGCCTGCGCTGCCCCCTGTTTCCCTCTGATGGCAACCTTTCGTTATGAACGCACAACTGACCGAAATCATGCGCCTTATCACCAACCTGATCCGCACCGGCACCGTGACCGAAGTGGACCGGGAAAACTGGCTGTGCCGGGTGAAAATTGGTGAGCTTGAAACCAACTGGATTAACTGGCTGACGCTGCGGGCCGGAGGCGGCCGCACCTGGTGGTGCCCGTCGCCGGATGAACAGGTGGTGGTGCTGAGCATGGGCGGGAACCTTGAAACCGCCTTTGCGCTGCCTGCCATTTACTCCAATCAGTTTGCGCCGCCGTCGGATTCCGTGGACGGCTGCGTGACGGAATACCCGGACGGGGGCTGGTTTGAGTACGAGCCCGCCACCGGACGCTGGCACGTAAAAGGTATTAAATCCATGGTGATCGAGGCGGCTGACAATATCACCCTGAAAACCAGTGAGTTTGTGGTGGAGGCTGATAATACCCGCATTAACAGCGAAGTCGTGATTAACGGCGGCGTCACCCAGGGCGGCGGCGCTATGAGTTCTAACGGGATCGTGGTGGATAAACACGGTCACACCGGCGTTAAGTCCGGCGGCGATACGTCAGGGGGCCCGGTATGACGCTGTATAGCGGTATGAGCCAGGGCAACGGCAGGACCATTACCGATACGGACCACCTGCGCCAGTCGGTCCGGGATATTCTGCTGACCCCGCAGGGGAGCCGCATTGCCCGGCGGGAATATGGCTCCCTTCTGTCCGAACTGATAGACCAGCCACAAAACCCGGCGCTGCGCCTGCAGGTCATGTCTGCGGTCTATGTGGCCCTTAGCCGCTGGGAGCCACGGCTTACGCTGGATTCCATCACCATCAGCAGCAGCTTTGACGGCTCCATGGTGGTTGAGCTAACCGGGAAGCGCAATAACGGCGCGCCGGTGTCCCTTTCGGTATCAACAGGAGCAGACAATGGCAGTAATTGACCTTTCCCAGCTCCCCGCGCCGCAAATCGTTAAGGTGCCGGACTTTGAATCATTGCTGGCTGAACGTAAGGCCGCGTTTGTGGCCCTGTATCCGGCAGATGAACAGGACGCGGTGCGGCGCACGCTTGAGCTGGAATCTGAACCCGTCACCAAACTGCTGCAGGAAAACACCTACCGCGAGATTTTGTTACTGCAGCGTGTCAATGAGGCCGCGCAGGCGGTCATGGTGGCGTATGCCATAGGGGGCGATCTCGATCAGATGGCGGCCAACTACAACGTGAAGCGCCTGACGGTAACGCCTGCCGACAACGACGCGGTGCCGCCGGTCGCTGCCGTTATGGAAAGTGACGAGGCGCTGCGCCTGCGTGTTCCTGCTGCATTCGAAGGTTTGTCCGTTGCGGGGCCGACGGCGGCATATGAGTTTCATGCTAAAAGTGCGGACGGGCGCGTGGCGGACGCCAGCGCAACCAGTCCGGCACCGGCGGAGGTGTTGCTTACCGTGCTGAGCCGTGAGGGAGACGGTACGGCAGGGGCGGAGCTGCTGGCGGTTGTTGAGCAGGCGCTTAACAGTGAGAGCGTACGCCCGGTTGCGGATCGCCTGATGGTGCGCAGCGCCGAAATTATCCCGTACCGCGTTGATGCAACGATTTTTCTGTATCCCGGCCCGGAAGCTGAGCCGGTGATGGCTGAGGCTAAAGCCAGCCTGCAGAAGTACATCGCCAATCAGACGCGGCTGGGACGTGATATCCGGCGTAGTGCGATTTATGCCGCTTTGCATGTTGAGGGTGTCCAGCGTGTGGAACTGGCGTCCCCGCTGGATGATGTGGTGCTGGATAAGACGCAGGCAGCGTCCTGTACGGAATGGAGCGTAACCAACGGGGGCACGGATGAATAACCTGCTGCCGCCCGGTTCGTCACCGCTTGAGCGCCGCCTGGCGCAGACCTGCAGTGGGATATCCGATCTGCAGGTGCCGCTGCGTGATTTATGGAATCCGGCAACGTGTCCCGTTGCTTTTCTCCCGTATCTGGCCTGGGCCTTTTCCGTTGACCGCTGGGACGAAAGCTGGACCGAAAGCGTGAAGCGCCGGGTGGTGCAGGACGCTTTCTATATCCATCAGCACAAAGGAACAACCAGCGCCGTGCGGCGTGTCGTGGAGCCGTTCGGCTTTCTGATCCGCATCGTTGAGTGGTGGCAGACCGGTGAAGCGCCGGGCACGTTTCGCCTGGATATCGGCGTGCAGGACCAGGGCATTACGGAAGAAACCTATCTGGAGCTGGAGCGGCTGATTAGTGATGCCAAACCGTGCAGCCGTCACCTGGTGGGCATGTCCATTAACCTGCAGACCAGCGGCGATCTGTGGGTAGGTGCTGCTACCTATACCGGCGAAGAAATCACGATTTATCCGTATATCAACGAAACCATTATTTCCGGCGGCACCGCTTACGAGGGCGGCGCGGTCCATGTTATTGACACAATGAGAGTGAATCCATGAGCGCAAAATTTTATACCCTGCTGACGGAGATCGGCGCGGCGAAACTGGCAAGCGCCGCCGCACTCGGTGTTCCGCTGAAAATTACCCAGATGGCGGTGGGTGATGGTGGCGGTGTACTGCCTACGCCCAGCGCACAACAGACAAAACTGGTAGCCGAAAAGCGCCGCGCCGACCTCAACATGCTGTATATCGATCCGCAGAACAGCAGCCAGATGATTGCTGAGCAGGTGATCCCCGAAACGGAGGGCGGTTGGTGGATTCGTGAGGTTGGGCTGTTCGACGATACCGGCGCGCTGATTGCCGTCGGTAATTGCCCGGAAAGTTACAAGCCGCAGCTGGCAGAGGGAAGCGGGCGTACCCAGACGGTGCGCATGGTGCTGATTACCAGCAGTACCGATAATATCACGCTTAAAATTGACCCTTCCGTGGTGCTGGCAACCCGTAAGTACGTGGATGATAAGGTGCTGGAGCTTAAAGTGTATGTGGATGACCTGATGGCAAAGCACCTTGCTGCTGCAGATCCTCACAGTCAGTATGCGCCAAAAAATAGTCCGACGCTGACCGGCACGCCGAAAACGCCAACCGCACCGGCGGGAAATAACTCAACCCAGATTGCCAGTACAGCCTTTGTACAGGCGGCGCTGGTTGCCCTGATTAACGGTGCACCGGCCACGCTGGACACGCTGAAAGAAATTGCAGCAGCAATTAACAACGATCCCGCTTTCAGTACCACTATCAATAACGCGCTGGCGCTGAAGGCCCCGCTGGCAAGCCCTGCACTGACCGGAACACCGACCGCGCCCACTGCCGCGCAGACGGTGAACAATACGCAGATTGCCACTACTGCCTTTGTGCAGGCGGTGGCAACAACGATAAACAATGCGCTGGCGCTTAAGGCCCCGCTGGCAAACCCTGCTCTGACCGGGACGCCAACAGCGCCCACTGCCGCGCAGACGGTGAACAATACGCAGATTGCCACCACGGCCTTTGTTAAATCAGCTATTGCGGCGCTGGTTGCGTCGTCCCCGGCGGCACTGGATACGCTGAACGAACTGGCAGAGGCGCTGGGTAACGATCCAAACTTCGCCACCACCATGACAAATGCCCTTGCTGGCAAGCAGCCGCTCAACAGCACCTTAACCGATCTGTCCGGCAAGTCGGTTGCGGGCATTCTTGATTACCTTGGCCTTACGGCTATGAGCATTGGCGGTGTTGGCGCAGCACTGACAGCGCTGGACTGGCAAACGTTCAATTTCATTCCGGGCTCTAGTTATGTTGTTATGTCCGGTAATATGACCAATATCCCTGCTGGCGTGACCGTACCAGGGGATACATATCAAACTCTACTCAACGTAACGGCGCTGGGGCATGTCGAACTTTGGTATTCAACGACCACGGCGGCGGCATATTATCACTATGAAGTGCGCCTTTCTGGTGCTGTCGGAGCACGCACTTTTACCGTTCGTCAGATATTCACCAACTCTGATGTGGTGCCTATCGAAAATGGCGGCACCGGCGCATCAAATATCTCCGGCGCTCTCAAAAACCTTGGTTTAGGAGAAGGATCGGCTTTACCAGTAGGCGTCCCCATTCCGTGGCCGCAGGCAACGCCGCCAGATGGATGGATAAAATGCAATGGCGCGACTTTTGACAAGGCGAAATATCCAAAGCTGGCCGCTGCTTACCCAACGGGTACGCTTCCTGATCTACGGGGGTATTTTATTCGTGGCTGGGATGATGGCCGGGGTGTTGATTCAGGCCGTGCCATTCTAAGTGGGCAATCCCCTAAAGTTGGTTTCTTAGGTTTTACCCTATCTACTTATCCGGGGGCACTTACAACCGGTAATATTATTATTTCCGATTCTGTGGGTATTAGCGGTCATAACTCTGCTGGGTCAATAGTTAAC